GTATAAGACAGCGCCCCGGACTTTACCTGCAAATCATACCTCCCGTTTGGCGCTGCGAATTGGATCAGTCCACGCGAGTCTGCAAAAAATGGGTTTGAGCGCGGTCCGCCGCTAGCATTTTCTAGCGTCGTTACAAGCTCCGTTGTGCCCGGAAAGAACACGGAGCACTCTGCACCAGGAAGGATGTTACCGGCATCGTCTTGCGCGAAGTAGTTTTTCAGTTCCATGTTTATGCCTCAATCTTTGCGGCGGCGATGAAAAGGGCATCCAAATCTAGCCCAAGGCTTTCACCAAGCGACAGGATCAGGGCGCTATCGCGGCGGAACTCTTGAGCGTCCGCCCATGCATCCTGCGTAAATTCGTCAGCTTGTGCGATTGCCGCTTCTACCGTGTCGAATACGCCAGCGTCTTTCAGTGCGCGTCGGGCTTGGAAGCGGGAAACTTTTGCCGGGATCTCTTGAACAACAGGCGGGTTCAGGTGCGCGCCGATCTCTGATTCGGTCATTTCGACCAATCCATCAGGCCCGAAATTTTCGCGGTCTGCGTCAGTTTCGTAGGCGAACACTGCGCCCGACTTGTCTTTGAAGTATTTCATTAGCGTAGCTCCGCCCAAGATGACAATGTTTGCGCGCCAGCCGTTACCGTGTACCTGTAGGTTGCGCCAGCCGGGACGATTGCAGAGATTGTCGCGCTGTAGGTTACTTGATTTGACTGGTATGACCCAACAACAACGCCGCCAACAATCATGTTTCCTCGGCCAGAAGCGCCTTGGGCTGGTGTAATGTTAACCTGAATCGGACGCCCGGTCGTGTTTGTATAGGTGGTTTCCAGTGCGCGGCTACCTGTCAGGCTCTGCCACGTCTGACCAACACCTATCGGAAGCTGCACGGCTCGGCTATAGAACATAACCTCAACAGTGTTTGCAGCAGTAGCCCGAATGACAAAAGTATCACCCACATCGCAAACGATATTCGCGCCGGTCTGAGTAACAAGGCTCGCGCCGTTGACTAGCGTGAATGCGCCGCCAGCACGGACGAAGTAGCAGCGGCCCGCCGTCACAGTGAACGCACTGATAGCTGTCGTTCCGGTGATGTTGATGTGACGAGTGTCTGGAGCAGAAACGTCAAGGTCAACGGTTGCAGCAGAGGCAACATTGATGCGCACGGTATTAAGCGTGTCTTTGTTGTTATCAGCAATTACTGCCAGCAACGCATCGAAATATTGCGACGCGCCAACCTTGTCAACAAGCTCGTTCGGCACGATACCGGCAGCAGCGATCAGGCTTTGGAAGAACCCTTCCTTGTCGTTGGCCCAGTCTTTTTCGAGGTATGACCCATCAAAAACGCCTGGAGCGCTGCGGTTCTTGAATGAGCCCTGCGGGTAGTCGGCGGTCGGCGCAGCAAAGCGCAGCGGATATCTGTTCGGCAGATTAAGTGCCATCGTTTTACACTCCTATGAATCCAATAAACTCGGCGCTTTCGCGTCCGAACTCTGCGCTTTCGTCGCCAAACTCTGATATTCCAAGGCCTTCAAGAAAGCCGCCGAACTCGACGCCTTGCGGTTTAGGCACTAGTGTAGCATTTAGCAATGCGAATCGTTCAAGGTTAGATATCTCGCCGTAGAACTCAATGCTGAACGTCATGTTCTCGCCGTCGGCCACGCGAAGCACTTGCGCGTTTGGGAGAAGGAAGTTCATGCCGTACAAGATGTTCTCTATTGTCGCATCGCCAGTGTTCTTGATGATCTTTGCCCTGATAACGATTCGGTACAGCTCGTCGGCAAGTTCCTGATCCTGGCTAATCGTCAGCGGGCTAAACATGGCCTCAGTGTCGCCAAACTCGTCGCCGTCAGTAAGCGCAAACAGGCCGGGAGACATAGGAACATCAGCGAGAAACGAACGCGGAACTACAACGATGCGTCCAATAACGTCCAGCGCCTCGCCTTCTGCCGTGTCAATGTCATATGACCTGCGCACGGCCTGCGCCGCTGCGTCCAGATCGCCGCCTAGCCGCCGCGCAATGTCAAACCACGCTACAGCCTTCGGCTTGTTGCGGTATTGGGCATAAATGCGGTCTGGGACGTTGGCTAAGCTCATACTACGGTCACCGTGATGTTTGCCGTCGTCCATCGGGAAAGCTCATTGAATGCAATCGCCACTGTTGCGGTGCCGCCGTTGACCGTCATGCCCGATACGTAGCTGTTTCCGTACCGCCCGATCACTTGGTTAATTGGCGTGAACAGCGTGCTGTACGGCACGTTCTCGCCGATATCAAAGCCGGTGATCTTAAAGCCAACGTCTGCCGGGATAAGCTGACCTTGCCCGAACTCGACAATCGCCTCTTTGATAAGCTGATCAACGTCAGCAGGAAGCGTGCCGTCGTCGGTAATCTCGATGCCGATGACCATATCGACGTAATCAGGGCGGCTGAACGTGATGTTCTTTTTGTTCGTCGGATAGGTCGGCGACGTGACCTCAACAACAACGGGCGTACCGGCTGCATACAGCGCACACCCTGGATTCTTTTTCAGGTAGATAGCGAGCGCAATGTCATCAGCATCGCCGCCATCAACGACAGCCGCAATCGAGTGCTCAGGCTGTCCGTTACCATCGGTAACGTTTGTGTCATTTTCGTACACCTTGACTCGGCGCACCCCTTCAACAGAGAACAGCTCACCAAGCAGCGAGTCAACTTGGTTGTTCCCCGGACGCCCTACTGCGGTAGCGCGCTTGACGCGCAATTGCGTGTTGCTCTCGCGCTCAGTCCCCGGCGTCGCTGGATATGGGTTTGTGACGCCTGAAAGCCCGCCTACAACGTCAACGATTCGCGTGATAGTCCCAGCGTCTGCCTGAGTCGGCCCGGTGACCGTGCATGTCGCCTGAATGCTAGCCGTACCGGTAACATCAATCGTTACAACTTGGTCAGTCGTCCAGCGGCTTCCAGTTGTCGCAGACTCAAAGCGGTTCCCTTCTGGGATGACGGTGCCCGGCGTTCCGGTGAAATCAAGCTGCACGGTCGAGCCAGTGCCTTGACTGCGTGTCGTGCCAGTCAGCGCGCAGATAATATCAAGATCAAGTCCCTTTGCCTTGTTCGGGTCTTTCGAGTTGTACGCCTGCTGTAGCGTCTCATCGAGCGCATAGAATATCTCAGCGTCGTGCGCGATCTTCAGGCCGTCCGGCGTTGACGGGTCAAGATTCCATAGCGGGTCAATATCAACGTAAAACTGGCGCTCAAGCGCGAACCATTCGTTCTGCGTGCGAAGCTGATAGCCGTTTAATGTCAGGCTTGCCATGTCTCAGTATCTCCAGCGGGCGATCATACGACCACCGACAATTCGTTAATGACTACCTGCGTCGCTTGCGGATCTGGCGGAACGATAGGCGCGGGGTCAGACGGGCCGAACGGGTTGGTAAGCAGAACGCTAGCCTCTCCGAAAGTCGTCAGCACGCCAGCCTGCACCGTATAGGTCCGCGTATTGATGTCGTACTGCGCCGCAAAACTGGTCAGCCGCACCACGTCCGGCGTGTTGGCGATCCGCGCCCGCAACGCCGACTCAGCAGCATTCAGGCTGGCGAACTTGCCGAGGATCTGCTCATACCACGGAGTGCCGTCTGTGATGTTGCGGAAATACTCGCCGAGGAACAGATTGAGCCGCGTCTTGATCGTCTGCTCGACTTCGTACACTTCGTTGACGAACTGCTGCCCGCGCGTGACGATATCGCCTGTTTCTTTGTCTAGCCTGCGGACAGTCATACTGGCGCTCCAGTGTTGCTGCCGCCAGACTGCACGCCACCATGAACGTGCGCGCTCAAGCTGATGCCAGTAGCGCTCACGACGTCGCCCGCTGGCGTGATGGTCGCGCCGTTGATGGTAACGGTGCCATCAGCAGCGATACGGATATGCCCAGCCGCGTTCTCGACTGCGATGCTGCCGTCATTCTTGAGCCACGCGAACTGATCGCCAGTCTCGTTGCGAAGCCTAATTCCGTTGTTCTGGAAATCAGGCAGCACGTTTTGCAGGCTGCGGTATCCCGGCATAAAGAGCGCGTCTTGCAGGTTGTGGAATCGACCAATCGGGTTAGCCGCCACGCCGCCAGATTGCAGCCAGCCGTCAACGCAGCGTTGCGAGAAATGAATCAGTCCTTCGCATCCTGGGTCGATCTGGTATTCCATCGCGAAGTCTCCGCCCGGAAAGCACACAGGCACTTCAATGATTGGTGGCACGGCAAACGAGGCGTTGTTGATGTCTACGCGCTGGATGCCAACCTGCACTTGGGCAAGCTGCCGAACAGGGTCAAACGCCAGTACATGACCGGGCACGCAGGTGCAGACGTCTTTCATGAGTTCCCGAAAAACCGTTCTGATCATCCTGGTTTGCTTGGCCCGGTTGTCGTTCATGCGCCCACCTTATGCGAGTGATTCTCATAATACCATTGTTAATGCTTCTCATCCATTATCGCAAGAACAACAGGCCGCGTTGGTATGACGCATTGACTGACGCAACGGCCTCGCCGCGTGTGATGTTTCCGTCGCGGTTGACGTCTAGGCCAGAGTTTGCCGCGTACTCAGCCTGATACGGTCCGGTATCACGCTGCCACATGATATAGCTGTCAGGTCGGCCAATCGCAGCAGGCCATAGCACGGCTAGATAAGCATCGCCCATGTTGCGGATGCGGCCAACATATCCATTCTTTACAAAGTAAGCCTCGACAAAGTCTAGCTGCTCGACTGCTGTCATGCGGGCTAGGCGAGCTGTTGTCGTTTCAAGCTTGCGAGCCGTGCTTTCGATAAACTGAATCAGGCCGGTTGCGCTGCTGCCTGGATTGCGAACGGATGGGCTGAATGTGTACCTGGTCTCGAATCCCATAACAGCCATCAACCAATTAGGGTCTATGCTCAGCGATGCGCCGATCTCTCGCACGCGAACGCGGAACTCTTGGCTAACGCGAGCGCCCCAGACAAGCGCGCCATTGTCAGGCGTTGTCGGAGTAGGCGTCACCGAACCAACCCGAATGCCGTCATACTCAGTCCGCCACTGCTCGCTGTGGCTGTCGCCGCTGTGCTTTATAGCGAAAACGTTGTATTCGCCATTGGCAGTAGCGTCGCCAGACAGCTCAGAAATAAACAGGTTCCCTGTGTTAAAAGTTGAGAACTCGCTTTCAACGTCAATGACACCATTTATCCGCGCGAACGGGTTAAGCTGTGTCGCGACAAAAATCCCGATGCCGTCTTTGCCTCGCGTTACCTCTGGAATGCCTATCATCCCATTAAACTGATCGACCTTAATTGGCGGAATTGATCTTGGCATTTCAGGCTTGCTGATAACCAACCTTCCGCTGTCGAAAACCCAGTCAAACTTATAAGCATAGGATAGGCTGTCAATGGCCGTAGGAATGTCGCCATCGATCACATATCCAGTCGTAAAGACAGGGTCATCCGCAAACTGTGACTCGTCGATGTCTATAGGAGCTGGCCATTCCGACGCTAGCGCCCTCAATACTGCCGCAATTGTCACTCCCGGCCCGAGTGATATTTGCGCCGAAGCCCTGTCAACGGCTGGTTGTCCTGACCAGCACACAAACCTCGTAATGATGTCAGGGCTTCCAGGCTCCCGCTCGCGCAGCACGTTTGTGATGAACCCGGTAAAGATCGCATCTACGCTATCGGTGAACCCGGCACGCAGGACGATGCTAGAGCGCTGTGCAACGGTCGATCCTTTGGCAAGGTTATAAATGCGAATGTCGGCAAACGCCAGCGCGTTACCCGGAGATATTGTCACGTCAAACGCGCAACGAAGCTGGCGACGACCTGTCTGCTCAGCGATAAATGGCTGTCCGTCAATGTCGATAGACCAAACGCGCTCTCTCATGGCGTGTCGTCCACCCATACCAAAGCGTTAGCGATGCCGAGATTATCTAGCGTCACCTCATCGCCAACGAATACCATGCGCCCGATACCTGCGCCGTAAGACTGGATAACGTCGGCTCCAGGTTCAAGCATTGCGCCAGCCACAAGCAAGCTGCCATCGCGGCGGATATTCATTGTCCACGAAGGCGAATCTAAATAAGAAATATAATCAATCTCAAATGCAAGTAGATTGCCACCTAGCTGCACAGAGAATCGCTGATGCGCGTTTGCTGCGCCAGCTCGAAGCGGAATCGTCTGCATCAGATCACCCCGTCCAATACGTTATCGACAGCGGCCCGGATGTTGTCGGCTGCCTGCTTTGCGATTGCTTGCCCACGGTTCACGGCGCGCGATACAGCGGATTCTGCCGGGTCTCCTTCGCGCAGCTGATCTTGTGACGGCGCGTCGTCTCGCTGGATTCGGTCGAGCGTGATCAGCTCCTGCAACTCGGCGACGAACTCAAGGCCGTTTTCGTTGCGCGGCTCTTTTGTGCGTGACAGTCTCGTGATAACCATGTTCTTCAGCAGGATATCGCCAGCGTCAATATCGAACGGGTCGCCGGACTGCATCAGGGTAAGCAGGAACTGTAGCGTTGTGCTTGAGCGCGTTTCGTCGCTGCCAGCCAGCCAGCCTGCCGACAGGCCCGCCACTGTTGCCACTAGCGGGTTGTCGGTAAGGTTGGACAGCAGCCCAGCCGCGAAGTCAGTCGGCTGTACCTTGAGCGGGTTGTTCGATACGGCCCCTGTCAGAGTCCATTTAAACGGCTGCAATATGCGGTGATCGGAGATACGCACGCCAGACTCAACTGGGTATGATGTGACCGTGATGTTCGCCTCGAACGTGTCTTCCAACACGGCATCAAACGCATACCCTGCAATGGTCGGAGCCTGCCGCGTGAAGATGTTGATAATGCTCATTGTCAGCGATCCGTTGTGGTGCGAAGGTCTTCAAGCGTGTCATACGCCTGACGCTCTGTCACGTCGATGATCTTGGTTTCCAGCGCCTGACCGTCGAGCTGTAGCGTGATATCGTTCTGGACGCGAACGGGCGCGCGACTGATAGCGTTAGCGATTGCCTCCGCTGCCTGCTCCTGCTCTTGCGCTCTTGTCTCGCGCGACATCATGGGGATTGCGCTTGATGCGTCGTAGTCCTCACGGATGAGCAGGTTGCGGCGCGGCGATAATGATCCGGCCCCGGTGGAAATTGCTTCTGACCCCTCATCCCCGAAAATCAGATCACGCGCACTACGATACAATGCCCCGCCAACGCCCCCCGTAGCGCCAAACTTCATTATCTGAAGAGGAAGCCCAACTCCAGTATCGATTACTTCTACTACCTCTGATTTGTTTTCATACAAGAAATCCGCAAGCGACTGTGACGCTCCAGCTAACGCCGGAAGGAATCTTTCTGCCAGCTCGTTATGGATGCCTTCGACAGTCAGGGCCAGCTCGGATGACGCCTCATTCAGACGCCTGCTGTTGTCGATGAGACCGTCAATGTCGCCAGTGATATCCCCGGCGCGCTTAATCGCCGCATCAAACTCGTCAACGCCCATAGTCAGCGACTTGAGTGCGGCGTCTGACAGTCCGAGCGCGTCGCGTGCAACGGCTCGCTGCTCGATGCTTAGGCTTGGCATTTGTTCTGCCAGCGTGCGCAAGAACTCTTGGGCATCCGGCGCTGTTTGCAATCGGCTGATGTCAATCCCTGCCAGCGCCAAATCTTGCAGCGGGCCAAGCTCTCCGCGCACGCGCAGATTGTTTAGCGCATCCTCAATTGACTTGACTGCCGATTCCGCTTCTGACGCATCGCCGCCAAGCGTGCGCAAGGCGTTCCCGTAGTCGTAAACGAATTGGGTAGAGGTCTTGAGGTTGCTGGTGCGTAGTGCAAGCTGGTCAACGCGGTCTGCTGTTGAGATTACGCTAGCAGCAGCAGCCCCGAACGCGCCGACCATTGCAGCAGAGACGGCAAGCACGCCGCCGCGCATGGACGAAAGGCCAGTCGTTACGTCCTGCTGCCCTTGGTCAAACTCTTTGGTGTCGAAGCCAAGCCCGATCAGGAACCGCTTGATTGTTTGTGCCATTAACTAGCGCTCCTGGCTTCGTTGTGAGCGTCTACCAGCTCAGTTATGGCCTGATTAAACCGCTCAACATCTCCGATAGTGACTGATCCGTCTTCAAGCTGCGCCCATGTACACAGCGGCGGGCAGATGCCTTGCACGCCCACGCATGGGCGCATCAGATACCAGTTTACTGCGCTGCGTCGCCCTTGTTTTCCGCCCGAGCGTCTGCGAGGACGCTGGGCAGCCAGTCGAAAAAATCGGACAGGTTCCACCGCAGAAGTTCAGCCAAAAGCTGGTTGTACTGAACCATCTTGCCGTCGAAGTCTTCAATGCCAACCAGCTGTTGAGTGCCATTGATCATCACTTGATGCATGAGGATGTCGGCAATCTCGCGCTTGGTAGCGGTCGGCATCGCCATGAACATGCTGGTGAGCACCTGCGAGTCAAGATCGATGCCAGCAGCGGCTGCCGTCATTGCCCGCTCAATAATCGCCTGAGTCAACAGGGACAGTACGCGATCTTGGTTGACCGCGCTCGCCCGGCCAGCATTGTACGACACGTTGCCAACGGTGAACTGCTTAACGTGGCTCATGGATTAACCCGGCTCGCAGTCCAGCTATTGAACTCAATGATGAACTGATCATCGCTGATGGTCGAGCCTGCACGGCCACGCTGGCCGTCGTTGACGATAACGCCCTCAGCACCTACAGCGGTTTCCAGAGTGCCGATCTGGGTAAACGACAGCGTGATGTTCGCGCCAGAGTTAAACAGCCCCTGCATGTATGCAGAGTCGGCGGAGCCTGGGTTAAGGTACAGATTCACGGTGCGACCGGGATTGATTCGGTCAAGCCGAACGGCCGAGCCGCCTTGGCCGCGCCGCAGCTGGCTTTTGGGGTCGATAGGCGCATCAGTGTAAGGGGTGGCTGTGTCGCCCCAATCTTGGATGCGGCGACCGTTTACTGTGACTACCGACAGTTCGGTGCTAAAGTTCTGGAGTGCCATAGTCAGTTATCCTCAGTAAACGTCAATGTCAACATCAACAATATGGATTGCGCCAGCCCGGAACAGGCGAATACGCAGCGGGGCAGACTTGCGAGCATCGCGATCAGCGTCGGGCAGATCAAGAATATCCTCCGGCTTGGTCAGAATCTCATAACCTACGGTGAACTTCTCCAGACCATCATCCGGGTCGGTGTAGTTGCGCGGCCCGAGATAGCCGTTCTCGATGAACTGCTGGCATACGCTGCGAGCCGAGCCGATCAATACTGCCTGACCTGCCGGAGTCTGCGCCAGCTTGGTCACTTGGCCTGCAACGGTGTTATACAGCGCCGTAGTCAGGAAATTGATGAACGCATCAAGGTTCACAACGTCGTCGATGAACTCGCCAAACGCGCTATGCGTGCGGGTGTTCAGCCAGCGGCCCTGATCGGTGCTGCCCTGATTGTCTACTACGGTGTAGAAGGCAACCTTTTTGGTGTCCTGCTGCATCGCAGCATAAGCTGTTGATGTCAGCGACTCAGCGGCTACGCTTGGCGACTTCTTGAACTCGCCGGTAATAGTCGAGCGGACGGCGCTGTAGTTCACGGCCGCGAAGTGCTTGGCCAGCGCGTTGCCCGCGTTGCCGTCGGTCGCGTGCGCAACGGTGTAGACGTGACGATAGCCGAGCGTGGTCAACTGGCTTGCGATATCGGTCGTCTCGCCTGGGTCGCGGATACCAGCAGCAGACGCCCCGGTCTGCGTGTTGATCATCATGCTTCCGTTGTCTTCGCACCATTCAGCGATAGACAGGACAGACGCCTCAACAGCCAGCACAGGAGCGGTGAAGATAGTCCAGTACCACCAGAACGCATTACGCGCCTTGGCGAGCGTAGCGGCAGGGGATGCGTCCAGTGTTGCAGCGCCGTAGATGACCAGTTGGCGAGTAGCCGGAGTGCCGCCAAGCCAGCGCTGTGCAGACTTGTAGGTCTCGGTCGTGGTGGCAAAGTCAGCAGCCACGTCGGTCAGGTCAAAGTAGGTGCGACGGGTATCTGGGTCAAAGCCTACCGGAAGCTCGGTCTGCGGCGCAAACAGCGTGGCGCTAGCGAAATTCGCAGTGCCCAGCCCTGCCGGTGTGATGCGGGTGTTCACCCGAATGATGTTTGTGGCTGGATAGCTCATTACGCTAACTCCGAATGATTTTGATTCTCGTCAATAATACCACGCGCATTACGGAACGTCGAACCCCGCTAGCACGTCTGCCTTTTCGTTTTCAACTATTACCGAGGCGCTAAGGATGTTATTGATTTCATCCAGCAGCACCGATTCGTACATGATGCGGATGGTGATCTGCGCCCGCTGTTCAAAGTTGGCCGATTGCAGTGCGGTTAGGTTGTTTACAGCATCCGTTCCGTTCCAGCCCAGCCCGGCCTTGTACAGCATGATGCTGATGCTAGGCAGCTTGTTGGCTTGCTTCAGGCGCTCGGCATATTGCAGCGCCTCGCCGCGATAGAACTGGACGCTGCACGATGCCATGATTTGCGCGCGAACCTCGGTTTCCACCAAGTCGCCAATCTTGTCGCGCTGGATGACGTTTGCCTGCCCGCGCTCGCTGACGGATTGGCGCGGCGTGATCGTGGCGTATGCGCCTTGCGGTGACGGCACCTGCTCTTCGCTGTACTGGTCAGCCAAGATGCACTCAGGCACGCCTGTAGCGGCCAGCACGATAGGCCGCAGCTTTGTGAATAGCTCTTCGTTCGTCATGCTGGACCACCCGCCTGAGGATCAATCCGAACTACCATCACTTTGCAGTAGTTGCGCCAATAGCGATTGTCACAGCCAACTGTCTTCCACTTCTGGCCCAGAAACTCCCACGTTCCTGTCTGATCAATCAACTGCATGTTGCCGTCGTTGATATACACGCGGCGCACGTCGGTGATTCGCTCTCCAGCTTGGCGGATGAAATCAATCTCGCGGTCACTTGCGGGCTGGATGTTCACAACGTAGGGTTCCGGCGTTCCCGGAGCTGGCACGTAGACGCCATCAACATAAGCGCCGCCAGATGCCTTGCGTGTTGCCGGTACGCTCTGAAATACGTCGTCGATATGGCCTAACATGCTTAGAGAGTCGCTCATTCCAAGCCCTCAGACTGGTCAACCTTGCCGACCTTGTAAGTCACGGCGGCCCGCATTGCACCGCTATCAATTAGCGGATTGGCGCTGCCTTTCTTCCGAATCGTGCTCTTGGCATTTGGCGGCGTCTTCAAGTCGGTCATGTACTTTTTGACCTCGCCAGCTGCAACAACGCCAAGCTGCTCGCTGATCTGCTCAAGTGACAGGCCGTCTTCTAGCCCGTCCTGCACGGTCTGCGTCAGCTTCTCGGTCGCGTTGGTGACGCCGGGAACCAGCCACGGGCGAGCTGGGATGTCGATGATGTGCGGGCCTGTTTTGCCCAGCTCCATATACCCAGCTCCAGACTTTAAGAAGCGCACTTGGTCTCGGTCTGCCGCCGCCTTGGTCGCATATCCGTATGACGTTCCGCCAGGATGATTGATCGTCGCCCCGAACTCATGCACGGCACCAAGCGCGGCCATAGTCAGGTCGTCAGACTCGACGTTGCCCGCTTCCTCGTGGATGCCTACGGTCACAGCGGCTTCACTGGCGAACTCATCGAACGCCTGATTCAGCTCGTCCTGAAACTTCTGGAAGTCATCGACCGTGAGGCTGATGCTCATACCGCCAACGCCCCCATGCCAGCACGACGGCGCAGGCGCAGGAACTGCACGCCGTAGTTGGTCAGCGAAAGCCAGTCTTCCTCGGTCGCCTGAATCGATCCTACACGGTACGTCACAGACTCATCGCCTACCGACTTGGATGCAACGTTAAGGCGGGCAGTTGGACTGATTGCGGCCTCGTCGGCAGCGGTTTGATTCAGGTAAGTCGTTGCCAGCCAGTGCGCAGCGAAGTAGAACATGCCGCGCTGCTTGAAGTTGCGGCATTCGTCCTCATACGCTCCCCATCGCTTGCCACCAGTCTCCGCGTCAGCTTCGCACAGCGCATCCTCGACAATGTCATCAGGCCACTTTGTCAGGTCGCCAAATGCCTTCATCTTATCGCGGAATGCGGTGATGACTTCTGCTGTGATATCGACCATTAGGGATAGTCCGTGGTGTTTGGCAGACCCAATCCGCCTTCGTAAATCTCTAGGCGGGACGAAATGAATTGAGCTTGCGCGTCCAGCGTCTCGATGGCGAGAAGAAAGTCGTCATAGCTCTGAGTGGTCAGCGCCCGCAGGCCATGAATAACACGAAGAAACATGGCATCCAGTGAGAGATCACCTTTCCAGCTCATTACTCGTCAGCCTTCTCGGCGTCTTCCGAGTCTTGTTCGGCAGGCTTGCGACCGCGCTTCTTCGGTGCTTCTTCTGCCAACTCGGCAGGCACAACGGACAGATGGCCGATGTTGATCAGATTGCGCACAAAGTCGGACTTGCAATATTCGTCCGGCACTTCGGTTGCCGGGTTGTCGCCGGGCAGCACGTCGTAGCGCTTGGTTACGCCGTCTTTGCGGGCGTTGATGGTGATCAGTCGTGCGGCATGATTGCGCAGAAGCATTTTCGGTCCTCCGATTGATGTAGATGCAAACAATAATACGTCACATTTGTGCTGTTCGCCAGTGCATTAAAAAACCGCCCGTAGGCGGTTGGTGCTGCTCTGTCGCCACTGGCGCAGCTACCAGCATGAAAGGGAAGCAAGAACCTTGGCTTGCACATTAACGGGCGGGGCTATCGGTGAAGGTGGCCGAATGATCGCTAACCGTTGCCGCTTTGTGGCATGTGCCAGACCGGGTAGGTGATTAGAGGATAGCACAGGCGCGACGATAGACAACAAAAAACCCGCCTTGTGAGCGGGTTCCTTGTACTGCCTACTGCCTACTGCCTACAGCTTACAGGTGATCTCGATATGCGCCGCAGAACACATAGCGGAACTCGGTGCCGCTGACCTTGTATTCACACGGCACCTTAACTTTCAGGCCGTCGAGCTGCGGAGCCAGAGGACGCCACGGGATGGGGTTAACCATGCCCAGGTTCTCTTCGGACAGCTCATAGGCCATCATGCGGTCTTTGTTGCTGTTGGAGACGCCACCTTTCGCCAGCTCGGCAGCGGTGAGTTGCAGGCGCGGAACCACGCGCAGCTCGCCACCTGTCAGGCTGGTGTACAGGTTGTTGCGCTTGAAGAACTCCAGCACGGTGGTATCGGTGCCGGTATCCATGCGCTTGGAGCTGATCTGCGCCCAGCGAGCGGAGTCAAGAACCAGAACGTTCGGCACGTGCACGTTTGCAGAGTCTTCCCAGACCTTGACCAGCAGGCTGTTCATGTCTTCGACAATCTCAGCGCCGGTTGCAGTGCTCCAGTTGGTAGTCGAGCTGTCAACAGCCAAGTTCGGGTTGTTGAACAGTCCGTACATGCCGCGACCAGCATCACCGAAGTAGGCAACGCGCTGTGCGTGCTCCATTGCACCACGGAAGGCAGCTTGCGCCATAGTGGTATCGAGCGGGATGCGCATCTGCTGAGACTTGCGCAGCTCGTCCAGGCTGTAGCCGTACTGGTTGCCAGCATAGCCAATCGGCACGCTGGACTTGTTGGCGTTCAGCGCAACGTTCGGCAGGTCGTCCGCACTGGAGCCGATAAACTTGCCAAGGGTGACCGCATCAAAGCTGATGTAGTCCCAGCTGTCGGCCCACTCAGGCACGGCGGTATTGACCGGCACCAGCTCTGCGAAGTTGATGTTGGTGTATTTGGACTGGTAAACCTTGGCTTCAAGGTTCGCCAGCTGCGAGATGTAAAACGCGACGCCGTCGTCAATGGTCGGCAGGCCGTCAGAGAACACGACTTCGTGGCCCTTCGGGTAGCCCATTGCATCAATGGCAGCGTCCAGTGCTACGGTGATTTTATTGCGTTGCATGATCAGCCCCCGATTACCAGAGAGATTTTAGCCAGTTCGCCTGCACCAGCCGAGGAAGTCCACTTCGCGCCCTGAATCAGGACGCCCAGCGTTGCGGCAGCGCCGATAACGTTCGAGA